CGCCACAAACTGCTGGACGGACGCGGTGGAGACCAAACTCTGCGGGTTCACATGGTTGACATCAGCGATGGTAAACACATCGCCCTTCTTAATGACGGCTGTGCTGTTCGCCCAGCCATCCGTGATGAGCGACGCGCCGGTCTGCGACGCGCCCTTCACCAACGGCGTCGAGCCGGTCGTGAAGGTCCCCGTGGTATGGGTATTGCAGTTCTGGTCCATGTACCACTCGAACCCGACTGCTGTCCCCATCTGCCCACGCCGATACTGACTCGCAATGGCCGACGACTGTTGGAACAAGCCCTTCAGAGCATCCACAATCGTCGCCTGCTGCAGCGGCGTAATACAGACTGAACGCGCCCCGTCCATCGGGCAGGCGTCGTTGTCGAGCGCCACTCCCGCATTCAAGTACTGCAGGAGTGTCGTCGGTCCCGGCGTACCCGGTACGCCTACAGAATTGTAGACGCTGGTGTAGAGCGCCAAGCCGCTAGCATCGATCTTGTTCGCAATCGTGGCCACGGCCGGCGTGATGAACCGCTTGGAGAAGTCGCTGATCTTCAACGCCAGGTCTTCGGAGGTGAACGTAATATCGACACCGAACTGCGTGTCGAGCGTCACCGCCACCTGTGTTTCGGTCGCGTCTTCAATGGAGATTGCCGTGCCTGTGCGGCCTACATAGCGCGGCGGCTTTCTGACGTTCAGCACGGTGCCAATTTGTGCGCCTTCAACACCGAACCGGCTGTCATACTGACGGTTCACTTGCTTCGTGAATGTCAGGTTGTTCTCCAAGACCCGCAGGGCTTCCCGCGTAATCATGGAGATCGTTAACAGGGTATTCGCCATCTGCTTTCACTCCGCGCCCACTACCCTCCGCGTTCAGCAGCTTCTTCCTTGTCGCGAATACGCTTGTAGTCGCGATAGGACATCTGATCCAAGGGCATCGTGGACGCTGTCGCACCACCACCTACCGGCTTGATGGGTCGCGGTGCTTGCGTTAAAGAGTCCGCAGACGAGGCCGGGCCGGTTGAAGCGGCCTCAATCCGCGCTTCGAGTTTCCCCATTTCCTTGACTGCCATCATGGGATGCATCGCCGCGATACGATCACACTCTTCAGGATGCTGACAAAGGTGATACATCAGCGCGGGACCGCTTTCCGAGTTCACGACAGCGTCTTGCATGGGGCGTGTTAGCGGCAAGTTTTTTCCCTTGTCGATAACGGCATCAAAATCTGCATGCGCCTTCTTAAAGACATCGATTCGAGCCTTATGCTCATCGACGACCTTCTTCTGGTCATGCTGGGCTTGGTCGCGCGCGATGCGTTCGCGCTGTTTAGCCTCACGCTTTTTAAGACTTTGGCTAACTTCCTCCTTAACATTCCATCTAACCATCGCCTCTTGATACTCATCATACGTATCGAAATCTTCCTGATTGGGCTTTGCGCTCTTCTCGTCGTCTGACGGTGCTGGCTCTGACGCCGACGCGGAGGTTGCGTCTTGGGCCGACTCGCCCTCCTCACCTACCGGGTCCTCTGGGACAGGCACAGGCACCGCGGCCGCGGTGGGCGCTGGAAGATCCTTCTTCAGCTGCTCCAGTTCAGCGGATAACTGATTGGCGCGTTCGGTCTCGTCCGCTTTCTCGCGCGCGAGTTGACTGGCACGGTCTTTGTAGGACCGACCGCGACGGCGCTTCTTGCGTGGCACCCCGGCCGCAGACACCGGCTCGGGAGCGGCCTCTACCTCGGTCTCGCCTTCCTCCTCTGGCTCGGCTGATGACACCACGGTGTCCTCGACAACGGTCGCGTCGTCAGTCGCGTTGTCTGGCGCAGCTTCAGAGGCTGGCGCAAACTCTGACTGAGGCGGATCAGCATTCTCCGTCTGGGCTAACTCTTTGACCTGCGCTTCAGTGTCCGTCGTGCTTGCAACTCTAACAGTCATACAATCCTTTCCTTATCCGTAGTCTGCCAGAAAATGTTCAATCTGTTAACTCCCTATCCCTCGGGAGGCTTCGTCGGCGCAGGAGGAGAAGGCTGGCGAGTGGAGGGGGCGCCTGCCTGCTGGGCTGGCGGCGCGTCAGCACTCGCTGAGTCTCCCGCACCCGCCAGCCGTTCAAACCGCTCTTCCTCGCGGTTCGACCGCTCGACGTTCCGCGCAATCACATTTTCCAAGTGCGCGATCTTGGTGTTCAAAATCTCACTCGCACGGTCCTGCTCAATCTTTGCTAACGCGCGCGCACTCTCGCCCCCTTGTCGAATTTCCTCCAACTGCATCTTCGCCTGAAGGTCGCGTTCCTGCGACGCCGCGTCGGCCGCAAGCTCACGCTCCTTGAGCGACACACGCTCGTCTGCCTTGACCTTGTCTGTGGCAATAGTTTCTTGCGCGGACTGATAGGCTTGCCCAAGCTGCTGCAACTGCGTCTGCAGCTGCTGCAACTGCGCGCGAACCGGCTCTGGGACCTGCGCGAGATTCGGGTCATCCTGCATCTGTGGAGGCAACGCGCGTTTCAGGCGCGCAGCAAACTGCTTAGCTCCCGGCCAATCCATATTGTCGGCAATCAAATCCCCGATCATGGGGAAGACATTCGGATACGCCTGTACGAACTGCACCATTGCCTCGACGGAGGCTTCGCGCCGAGACTGGAAGCTCGGGCCGACCGACACCGTGACGTCATAACGCCCCATCCCAACGTCGTAAATCCCTTCGATGCCAGGTGGCGGCTGCTCACCCGGTTGGACGTCTGATGGAAGATTCTGCGTTCCCGCAAAGACCATCACGGTGCGCTGCTGCTCGTCACTTCCGGTAATTCGCATCACCCGCGCGGTATCGTAAATCTTCGGAATTAGGTCCACTACCACTCGGCCCACATGGCGAATTGCGCGCGCAAGGTTGTCCAGATAATGACTATTCGCCATTTCATCCTGCTGCTGCCGTGCGCGCAGCGCCTTCCCCGACTCTTGCGGCCCACGCTGCCCCAGCGACGCATCGTGAAAGCCCCCGGTGGTCTTGAGGTCATTGTCTGACTGCGCGATGGCCATGGTCATGGCCTGAATCGGGGGTTCCCAGCTTTGCCGCTGCGGAGGAGGACTGGGTTGGCCGCCAATTGTCTTGGGCTTGTATTCAAGATACGGATAGTTCCTGACGTTGGCCGTCTTCCACTTCTCCTCATGCCCCTCGAACTGCCCTTCGGCGCCGACAAACGGCGCGCGGGGCGCCAGCGCAATCATCTCGGTTTCGGCGCTCACCCAATAGTTATACATGCGCTGCGCGTCCTTGGTGTCCCGCACAATCCCGCGGTAATCCCTGACGCCGTTGATGTTGATTTCATCCCCCAGCACGGGAATGAGAGGAATATATTTCCCGGGCCACACCATCCCGGCTGTGAGGTCCTCATTGCCTTCCAGTATTTCAATGGCATTGATGAGCGCCCATCGCACGGTGCGCGTGGTCTGCTCCCGCTCGGCAACCACGCGCAGACCACCAGCCTCCTCGCCAAACTTCTTCCCCTTGAAGAGTCTTTTGGGTTCCTTCACGCGACCGCCATCTGGCGTCTCCAGCACCACCATCACTTCGCGCTCTTCTTCGATGTAGAAATACTCGGCAATCCGAATGGTCCCATCAGGCAACCACTCTTCCTGCGCGTTCCCCGGACCGGTAAAATTCGCGAGGTCGGCCAACTCCGACTGAGGATAGCGAAAGCGATACTCGGCCCGTGGAATGTCTTCCACGACAAACCCGTAATTCGCATCCGAGAAGTCCGGTTTCTGGGACGTCGGGTCCATGTAGACCGAGAAGGGATTGGGGACGCGCACGATTTTCACTTCCTGATCAAGGTTCTCCGGGTCATCTTCAATGTAATCAGTCACCACGCGAATATACCCGCGCCCCATCGTGCATTGATGCTCTCCCGCCGTCGTGTAGGCCACATCGGCGTCACTCTTCGCCTCAATATGACGCACGAGACCTTGCATCACCTCGGCGACCTCGACATCGGCAGCGTCCCCCGCGGGATTCACCTGCACGGCTGGACGAGACGCGCGCTGATTATTGGTCACCTGTCGAATAAATTGCGGAATCCGGTTAATCGTGAGACACGGACGATTGTCCGCGTTTCGCATCGCTTCAATATGCGGAGGCCATTGCTCTGAGGCGCGGAAGCGTAAATCTTCCAGCATCTGCTGGCGCAACACCCCTTCCGCTTCCACCACCGTGCGAAAACGCTGCTGTGCGAGTTCGATAAAATCCTGCACCTTTTCCTGACGCTCTTGACCAACGTCTTTCGGTTGAGGGGGCTGCTCTTCGAGGGAGACTTGATAGCCTCCGCCTGTCGGGTCCTGTGCCATTAGTGTGGTCCTATTAGTTGCTCTGGAGGTAAGGTCGAGGCCCGACCGCGTAACATTTCAAATGCCTGCTGAAAATCCGTACGACGAAACCCGTGTCCCTTCCAGTGGGTTCGCGCATGCTTCACAAATTCCTCTTCGCCCTGAACGATAATTTCCCGCAGCGTTTTTGCATCGACCTGATGCAAGAGACTCCCCACCGCTTCCGCTACCTTGGCAGCTCGGTCGTATTTGAGTTGGTTCAATCCCATGTCAGTGCATCCATCCCAAAACTTCTCGGCCCATTTCCACTTGCCGAACCATCGGCTCCTCGCGTTGCGTGACCGGCTCGACGGTGAGCCATTCCGTTCCTGACACAACCGCATACCTGGTCGCGTCCATGAGGTGGTCTTCTTGCTTGACGATGCGCCCCTTCAGGTCACGACGATACAGTCGAAACTCTTCAAGCCATGCACGACACGACTTGAAGACTTTCAGCTGCCCCGTACTCAGTGCGCGCCACACATCCAAGAGTCCCGCTTCCACCGCATTCGGCGCGACGTCGAGAAATAACCCAAGGTCGATGTAATCCTGTAAGAGTTGCGAACCATCCTTCTGTCCCCGTCCTCTGGCGGCTGGGTCAATGCGCCCGGGAATCCACGGACCCCGAGACCGCACCGCATCGGCGTGAATCGACGGCTCGGCTTCACCGCGCTTGTGCAGCGCATAGAGATACCGCACACCCGTCTCTCGGTCCAGCGCCACCCACACGACCGCGGTGCAGTTCCACCCGACGTCCATTCCGTAGCCACGCGCGTAGTGTGCGGGAATTTCGAAGTCCTCGACTAGCACATCAGTTTCTGGCACCGGATAAATCGCCCCAGACCCCAATTGAGGGACCCCTTTGGTTCGCGCATCGCGCTGATGTGGGGGAATGGAGGCCAGCAACTCGACCTTTTCCGCCTCTGAGAGGTGCGGCACGTCGTCCCAATCGGCCATCACGACGAATTTCGGCATTACCCCTGCTTCAACTTAATAAGGTTCTGCAAGGCCACGACCGCGTCAATCACCTTCCGCGTGGCCGATTCGACCTCATCATCGTCCAAAATGTCCCGGTCCACGCCCCGTTCAGCCACCCCGAGGATGCTTTTGACCATATAGACCGCCGCATCCTGCTTGTATTTGCCCTTCGAGGTAATAAACTTCTCGACCCACTGCACCGCCTCCACGATATACGGCAGCAGCTTCAGGCCAATCTGCACAAATCCCATCACTCCCCATCCTTCCTCACCGGAGACACGAACCTCCGCTGCACAAAACTGACAATCGCCACCAATGTCGAGACCGTGATGGTCAATTCTTCGACCGTCAGGTCGAGGCCAAACGCCGCCGCGACCGCGACCGCAATCGTCACCACGCCGCCAAACAGCACCGGCTCCGTTTGAATCGTGTGTTTCCCTCGCATGATGTTTTTTACCGTCTGCGTGACCGTCGCCACCACCTCACGCTTGGCCTGCCGGTCCACTTCCGCTGCCGCTAGCACGTTTTCGACCCCTCGACCCACGAGCCAGCTGACCACCTTCGCCTTTAGCCGCCCAATCACGCGACCACCATCTCCGGTTCGTCGGGCAACTGTCCTCCCGGAAGAAACTGCAACACCAGCGGCGTCAACCCCTGAAGTGGCGTAAACGTCAACATCAACATGCCGCCCTCAAAATCCGAGGTCTGCGCCGTGCGGAGCAGACACTCAATGTAAATATCATCAGGCGGTTCCTCGTCCATCCAGATGCCGTGCTTCTTCGTCCCCTGAAACGATTCCCGCCGCTGGTCGTAGCTCTTCAGCCCTAACTCTGACAATCCCGGCGCCCCGTGATACCGCTCGGCGTGTTTCACCCACACTGTTTCAATCGCATCCGTCACCCCCGGCTTCCGTGAGAAATGCTCAATCAGATGCCGCGGGATAAACCCACTGCCGATGGCGTTCATCGGCCCCATCATTTCCAGCTGCCCAATATCGCGCACGGTCTTCGACGTATCGCCCACCGCCCAAAACGACACCGGCTCGTCAAAGCGCCGGCCCGTCCACCAGTGCGGATAGAGTCCGGTCAAATGCGCGGTGGTTTCATACGCCCCGGCCTGCGTCTTGCCAATGCGGTTCGCGGCAATCATCAGACGCTCCCGCTGGTGCGACTCGAAAAAGCGCACATGCTTCTGATACAACACGCGACACATCCCCACATGGTCCGACGTCTCCATCGAGGTCGGGTCACACTGGTCGGTGCAGTCAGGGAAGTAGGTCGAAAACTTCCCCGTCGCGCGGTCCACGCGCATCGCGTGAACGGCCGCGTGGAGTTCATCCGGGGTGGTCACGAC